CTTTTCTCTTACCATATTTTCAAAATATTTTATGTCCGACGGTGACGATGTAAACTCGACCGACGGAGTTGTTATACCCAAAATTAGCCGATATAAGCCACTTTTTGTCGAGAGTGGCATAAATGCCCGCATGAGGTACAAAGTCGCCTCCTATGGCCAAAAAACCCATATCTACGCCCATATTAAACGGCTCTTTCTTCTCCACCGTCTTTTCCTCGACGGTTGTAATGGTCGTATAGACGGTTTTCGGATAGACACGGACGGAATCAAGCACGCAGTATTTCGTGCCAGTAGTCCACACGTCCCACAGGCCGCTCTCCGTATAGTGATTGCTGTAGATAGGCAGGAACTCAACAACCGTATCGGTGTTCACCAGCCACAGGGTATCGCGCACCTCTTTCTCGACAGGAGTAGGTTTCTCGAAATACGCCGTGTCGTAAACAACCTCCGTAACGGTATCGGTGTGGACGATAACCGACGGCTCTACACTTCGGCCACGACCGAACAACAACCAAGTGCCGAGGCCGACGAGGACGGTGTAGAGCGCGACGATTACCAATATGTAAGCCCAAGTCTTTTTCATCATGCAGGATTTGTTGAGGGTTTGGCGACAAACAGCGTGCCGTCCATGACATACAGGCTGTTTTGAGTTACGCCGTAGGTTGTGTTGTTGGCCGACATCCATTTAACAATAACACCTCCGTCGCATATCGGGTAAACCTCGAACTTGGTATCGGAGAGTGCCTTCACAAATCCACTACCAGTATAGTATATCCGAGAGGTCGTCATATTGATGGTCTTTACCGAGGTCGTATTGTCGGCATAGACGGAAGCGGTGATGTCTGTAGTGTTGCTGTCTGCGATGTAACTCGCTATTTGAGCATATTGAGTGTATGTGGTGTTTAAGTAGTAGTGGCCACCACTCTTGACGACTTGGTTTGCCAAAATACCTACTTGTTTTACAGGTGGATTCTGCTGCTGTACTTGCATATCGGTAAGGATGGCCGTAAACTGGTCGTCGGTAAGGCCAGTCCTATCGTAAGACCAACCAGCCTGTACAACCTCCCAAGCGAGGTACACGCCACCTTTCTTGAGACGGAATCTTGCACCAGCGGAATATGCCCTATTGTTCACAAAATCGTTGGTAGCACCGACAAAAGTCGATACATACCGCGTAGTCAGCGTGTCGTTGATGTTGTACACATCCAGCACGAAGCGGTCGCAGTAGCCACGGATATTCTGTAGTTCAAACTCCACCTCCTTGTACGGCTGACCTCCATACATCCTCTCGTCGCTGACAATAGTGTCCTTCATATACACAAACTCAAAGCAGCGACCACGGCTGGTCTCGTACATGATGAGCGTGCCGCCCTTGATAAGGTTGGTGAAGGCATCCAGTTTGTAGCCACGGAGAGCCTTGGAGAACAGGATGTCGAGTTTGATGGTCGTTTCCTTGTAGAGAGGGGTCGTAGGATGGTACACGCGGAGTTTTTCGCTGTCAGCGTAGGTTTCGGTGTACCTGTTCTTAATCTCACCCTTGTCGTCCAAGCCTTTTATCTTCGACACCAGTAGGCCGTCGAAATCTTTTTCGAGGTCGTAGGTAGTGCCGCCGCTGATGGTAGCGTAACCGCTACCTGTCGGCGTGAACGTCCCTCCACTTACTATGTAGAATTTATATCTCATTGTTTATCTATTATTTATTCCAACGAAGCCAGTATTTGTCTTGCTTTCCGTATTTCCTCTCGCTTGCAGCAAGCCTTCTTTTCTTGTACAACTTCTCTTTCTTCCTCACCTCATTCCTGCGCATTTTCTCCGCGTCGTAATTGCCGTGCAAGTCATTGAACTTACCGAACTTGCAAGGTCTCATCTTACCAACCTTACCGTTCTTGTGCCACTCCAGCCAGCGCGGGTCAGTCATGTCGGGGATGTACGGAAAGACCGTATGAGTGAGAAGATTGCCCTTCTGTTCTATCGGGATAACCTTAAACACGTTGTACATCGCCCTGTCGTATTTCTTTATCCCATTCGGCTTTAACGGTATAACCATACACTCCATGACCTCATCATCAATCTCAAAGTTGGAGGTGAACACGCCGTAGAACTTGTGGTAAAGCAGGGTGAGGTAGAAGCCGTCGGACATCGAGAGCGGGGAATCGAACTTACTCAAGAACTGCGGGACTTCATCCACATCACCCTCAACACGAGGCTGGTCGCTTTTCAGCGGAGAGGGCGACAGAGGCCGCTCAAGAGTGGTATGCTCCGATTTCGGCTGGAACACGCCGTCGAAATTCGGCTCAACCTCCTGTCGGACGTGTTCGTAGATACCGTGGTCGGCATCGTCACGAGCCTTCATCAAATGCTCAAACTCTTTAAGGTCAACGCTGCTCATAACGGTACACTTTAATTCGTTTCTCGTAGTCGTAGCGAGGGTCGTAGTGACATTCGCCACCGTCGGCCACATACACCTCGGCCATCGCATTGTCACCAAGCACTATCTCGCACTTGCTGTTGCGGTCGATGTAGATACGGCTAAATCCGTTCTTCACCACCTCAACGACAGAGTGGCAGTAAAGGAGGGTGAGGAGGGTAGTGTCGCACACAATGTCGTCCCCGAAAGAGACGTACATAGCGGACGTGTACTTCACCTTCCCTTCCTCATCCTTGTACTCGACCTTGCATTTGCCGTTGATGTACGACAGAAACAGCGTAGCCAAGCGATTATATGGTGTATCAATGCCCTTCTCATTGAGTTGCAGGAAATAATGGCAACCATTGGCATCACAGAGAAGAGAGAAAATAGCGTATTTGCCGATACAGGCGTTCACCTTGTCGGCATATTCTTGACAGAGTAATCCTTTCTCTACCAATTCTTTCGTATATTTCCTTACAACTTCCATAGGCTATATTTCTCGCTGCAAAGATACAAACTTTTTTTTATTCGGCAAAATATTTTTTAGAACGGCACGTCACCATCTTCGGGGTCGGTCGGGAAACTATCATCAAACGACGTGTTCGGAGTGAGGCCAGCCGTCGGGTTGGACGGAACGAAACGCTCCTCCTGCTGCGGTATCGGCATTTCGGCCTGTTTACCCTCCTCCATCCAGCCGTAGATGATGTTCTCCGAAATCTCGTTTTTGAGGCGGCGGCTCTCCTTTTCGTAATACATACCTATCAACTCGTCCACAACGCCCATAGAGCGGTTTTTGGCCACCTCCAAGACAGCATCGAAGCCGAGGTATTCGTTTATCTTCTCCGCTCCGAGAAATTCGCTGCCACGGTTTTTGAAGTCGCGATTGACACGGTGGATAATGAAGCAGTTGTCGCACAGGTTGGTCAAGTCAGCCGTGCCGCTGATACTTTCCTTGCGGAGGAAGCCCATATCCTTGCGCGGGTGTGCAACGAGAATAATGTGGATGTTCCACAATTTCGCATACTCCTTGATGTCGTTGATAAACTGCGTCTGCTGGCTGTATTTGTCGCCGTCGTAGTCGGTGATGTTCAACGCCATCAAATTGTCGAGAATGATGAGTTTGCAGCCACGCTTCTCCACGGCATCGCGAATACCGTTAAAAATCTGACCCCACTTGTTACCCCACCTGTTGTTGTAAAGCAGGAGTTTGTCACCGAGCCATGAGTTAATGCGCTCTGCTGTCTGTTTCGGGCAATAGTAAAGTCCATCATAGCCCTCTTTCTTACGGACATAGTTCTTTCCTGCGGCTATTTGGTCTATCCAACTCTGAAAGCGGAAGTCCTGCAACTCACCACTCCATATAGCGGTCTTGACACCACGGTCAACGACATTCAGCGCAAGGCAGTCGAGCCAACTGGTCTTGCCCGAGCCACTTAATCCTGACATAACCGTCACATCACCAAGGAGTAAGCCCATTATTTTCTTGTCCAAAATAGTGTACCCTGTGGGTATATGGACGAGGCTCGAAATATCGACGTACTTAATATCGTTTAGCGTCATCCACTCGACACCTTTCTCCTTGTCGTCTTTCGTCACCTGTACGAGTGAGGTTGTCTTGTTGGCGTGATAGCCGTAGTAGTTGCGCCTGTGTTCGTACTCCGCGTAGTCTTTCTTGTCGTATGCGTCGGGTTCAAAGTGGAGGCGAAAATCCTTCCATGTGTACGACGAGCATGAGTTGTGATAGCAGAAGAAAGCGACAGCACCGTTGTTGTGCTGAAACACCATGCTATCGGGGTCTTTATGCTGTGCGTCGAAAGGACATTCCTGTAGGATGTAGCGAATACCGTCGGGAGTAGCGGCCTCTCTGTATTTGAGGTTGTGTTTATTAAGGAAGCCAACGAGGTCAAAGCGAGACTGGCCGTAATTATTTTCCTTCGATGGAGCGGGACGCTCTTCGGGGTACATATTGGCAATCTTCTCAATATACGCCTTGTCGTTGGGTTTTATCTCCGCTGGTATATGGAGGTACTTTGACATTCTCCACGGCCTGTTAGCGGTGTTTGTACCCTTCTTTGCCATTGTGCCAACCAATTTTGTAATGCGGGCAGCATTGGCCACGGCGAGGTCTATCTTAACCTTATCGTCGGAGAACATCATCGACATGGCGTGAAGGAAACGCTCGATGAGTTTCTTGTTTTCGTCGTTGTTGGCAAGATTCACTCTGATGTAGATGTGTACGCCGTTGCCCGAATGAGTGACGATAGGGTCGTAGAAACCCTGTGCCTTGAGAAAGTCATAGACCTTCAACGCAACCGCACGAGCCTCCTGCCATTGTTGGTCGGTGCTTCCGACACCAGCGGCACGGTCTGTATCGAAGTCGAGCATAATCCACTTACGCCCCTCAATATTTTGGTCTGTCGTGGTGTTTTTCGGCTTCTCTATCATCCTCTCGCATTGCGGACGCTCGTAGCAATCGTCAGATATTTTGTTCATCACAAAATACATCTGCATATTCGGACGCTCCGAAAGCGGCTCTATGTCGCGGATGATATTCTCAATGTTGCGGTAGTAACCGCTGTAGGTACGCTGGCCGTCCAAGCAACGTATCTCGCAAAATTCTCGACCGTTATCTTGGAACAAACGCCACCATGTGTAAAGTTGTTCTCTATCAATCATTTTCTACTTTTTTATATTCCCAAATAAAGCCTCCTGCGTACTTTCTTCTGCCTTTGACAGCGTCAGCGATATTCTGCCGATGTATTCCTGTCTTAACAGAAGCGTCCATAGCACCGTAATATTCGGCGACAAACTCACCATCTTTCGTGTATTGAACAATAGGTACGGACATCTTCATTTTCGCCTCTTCTGTATGGTTTTTACCATACATCGAATTACCCTCACCCTTCCTCATCAATGACATTTTACGCCTTGTTTCCTCCGACGCTTTTCGTCCTGTCATTGTTTTGGATAGTTTCATTTTTGATATTGGATTATTTACGTTTTCCTTAACGGTACACCAACGTAAATTCTCCACCCTATTGTCAGTCCGAATTGTATTTATGTGGTCTATCACAGGCTTGTTTTCGGGGTTTGGGATAAACGCCATAGCAACAATCTTATGCACGCACTTAAATATCGGTTTCCCATTTCTCCATAGTTTTGCAACAGGGTAGCCGTACTTGTTTAATTGAGGAGTAATAAAACCGCCTCTCTTTCCGTATTTCTTGAAACTGCGAATATTACCCATATTGCTGACCAAATATTCACCCTCGAAACCTACTACATCTTTCCAAATCTCTTCCATATCACTGCCATTTTTCGTCAAACAATGGTAACTGCCGTGCCGTCTCTTTCGGCTGCTCATCAATGTAGTCGGAGAAGTTGATGTTTCGATAGAAGTCGCATTTTACACCCATCCAGTTTCTATCGGCAGCAATTTTGACAAGTATTTCGGGTGTGGCCAGCGGGTAGAGGTTGCAAGCCTTCTCCACCTCACGAGCGAGGATAGAGAAAGCAGTTTGGGTGTTGGCGGCACGCTTGATTTTGCGAACAGCCAGCCAGTCGTCCACGACAGACGGACGGACACCGAGGCCGATAACCGAAGCACGAAAATCAAACTTTTGCGAAAGAGTTTTATTATTTGATGTTTTATTACTTTCAGTATTTAATTGTGTTTGGTTTTCCGCGTCCCGATTATCCGTGTCCCGAAGATTGGGAAGCGGATAATTTTCAGATACATAGCGAGGCTCTTCAAAAAAAGTGTACTCTGCCTCAAGCATCTTTCCATTCTCATCGCGACGCTGTTCGTAATGGCAGTAGCCATG